CAAAGGGCTGGCTAGGAAGGCCATAGGCAGACTGTGGAGAGGCATAGCTACCCCCATAGCCACCACCTCCATAACCACCGCCACAGCCCTGCATTGGGGGCTGTGTTGGTTTAAATGCATTCTGTGCTGAGTTAACAGCCCTCTTACCTACAATGCCACCAATACCACCTACAATAAGTAATACTATATCATTAAGCATCTTAGTATAGGCTTGGTCAATCGGAGCCATACTCTTAATAGGCTGTGTCACAAAGGTTACAGAATAGAGTAGGGCAAAGACAATACCAAACAGGATGACTGTAATAGCCACCACTACAAATCCCCAAATCCTAACCTCAAACTCTTCAGTTGTTAGCTTTGGTTTGGGCTGGCTTGGTGTCATCATTTTTGTTAGCAGTTCTACCAATTTGTTTCTCCAATATAGGTGCAACTAAATACTCAGGGCATGTCTGTGTGAATTGACATCTAGGTTTCTGACAAGGCTCAGCATGAAAGTTGTCAGGGTTTTGACAGAAGTATCTGTACCTATCCTCACAACCAGTGAGCAGCAATAACAATAATAAATATTTCATACCATTACATCCACAGAATCTGGTCTAACCCACTGAGCTTTAATCTTCTCTTGAGCTTGACGATTTAATTTCTCAAGATCTTTAAGATGTTGCTGATGAAGCACCCTCTGATACTCACGCAATATGTTTGCATTGTGTTGATAAGGAGTTACTTTCATCCTAGTCCCAACTTTCCTAATAAGAGATTAACAATCTTGTCAGACAAGTCATCAGGCAAGAACTTCAAGAAGCCCAAGAAATACAAAGCCACACACCCATAGATGAATATCTTCAGAGCCAAGTCAAATGTCTTTTGATATTCATTCATCTTCCACCACATCTATTAGTAGTCTGACAAAAACTCATCAATTCATTTACACCAACAAACACTAAGAACAAAACAAAAAACACAGCACCAATTGCTATGGCTATTTCATTCATCTCTTGTTCTTTTTGTTTAGCCTTCTTCTCTGCTGCTTTTAAAGCACTTAATTCTTTGGCATCTGCCAAGTCCATCTCAGCTTGTCTTGCCTTAATCTTGTTCCAGACATCAATCTTACCTGTCTGCATGAACAACATCTTTAGTTCTTCTTCAAATGCTCTAGCCTGTTCTAGAGCCATCTCAATCTGTAAAGCAGTTCCCATGTTGGAACCTTTACCAGACTGCTTTGCTTGAAGCATAGCCTTTGTAGCTACACTCCGAGCATCAAACATCTTGCCAATCATAGGAGCAAGAGAGCCTAAGTCATTGGCTACCTTGCTGGCCTTCTTGACCATGCTGATGGCACTTTGTATGCCAGCCAGTGCGGTGATAGGATCAATCATCGCTCAACCTTTTTCCATTCAATGCATACAACTTTTCTGTTATATACATCTCCAGTCCATGTCCATCGGACACACTTATATTTCTCCTCTTTGGACCCGATAGGGAAAGATATTAATAATAAAAGTATTACTGATGCAGCTTGTTTTCTATAGCCAGCCATATAGCCCCACAGAAAGCACCAATAATTAAGATGGGCTTTACTGCTCTAGCAAGCCACTCAAGCACAACAAATGCACCAGAGGCTGCATTGAATGCAACCACCACAGCTTGTGTATTTTTATCTAACTGGTCTACCTTGGCTTCAACAGCACATAGACGCTCATAGATTTGAGTGTGAGTTACTTCTTCTGTCATGGTGGTTTATCCATTAGGTCCTAAATTAGGGAATGCCGCAGTTGGAGGCGTGAATGTGCTTGTGTATCGAGCAAAGTTACTTGTAATGCGTAAGTCATCTATGTAACCATTAAATTTCCACGCATTAGTTGTCTGTCGGTTATCTGTTGCAGTTCCAACTATTGCAGTTTTATCAGTTAATGCTGTTGAATAGGTGTATGTTCCAACGCTTGTACCATTCACATACATTGTGATTGTTGAGCCTGACCTTACTAATGCCACATGATACCAAGTAGATAAAGAATAAGCGGTTGCAGACGTAATTCTGTCACCACTATTAAGGTACATAATTAAATTGCCAGCATCGTTAAAGTATAAATTTACACCTGTTGCTGAAAACCAAGCATCTCTTGTATCAAAAATTACATGAGCACCACTAGACCAATTAAGTGAATACACCCATGCTTCAATAGTAAAGTCACCACCTAATCCTTGAAAGCCATTGCCGACAAGATAGTCACCAGTACCATCAAGGTATATTGACCCTGTTCCATACTTCTTAACGCTTGTAGAAATCTGTGCGTTACCCACAGTTTCTAAGTCGTTCATCATGGCGTTGTCAAAGATTGCGCCATTTATATAAGAGAGGAGTAATGATGTACCACTAATTGCCGTCAATGGTGCGGTGTTTGGCGTAAACGCAGATGTGTAAACAGCAGTTCCTTTAACTAAGCGAACATCCGTCATATAGCCAATCCAAACTTCACCCGCAGTTGTAGACCCGCCAATTTTGGGGCCAGTTGTAGCACCATCAGTTAAGTTTGTACTGTTAGAAAATGAACCCGAAGCAACCCCGTTAATCCAATACGCCCATGTATTTCCACTTCTAACAAGTGCAACATGATTCCATGCGTTAAGTCTTAGAGAATTAGTAGAAGCACCTTTATATCCATTTTGATAAACATTTAATGTTAAAGCATTTGCTTCACGCATAAACGCAAATCCAGTTGTGTTTGTAGCATTTGTGCGAATCTCTACAATAGGCATTGGTGCGCCAGTATTTGTTCCGGTTGGGTAGACCCACCCTTCAATAGTAAAATCACCAGTTCCAAAACTAAAAACTGCATTTGCAGGGGCACTTAAAAAATCCCCGTTACCATCAAAGTACCCTGACCCACCAATCACGCTTGTGGAATAGGCGGCAGCAGTACCAAATGGGTTGAAGCGTTGAACAGTTGGAGTGCCACTTGGTGTAAGGGTCAAATTATTAGATGAGTTATCTTTGAAACGATTGCTTTGACAAGTTAATAATGCTGTACCAGAGACTGCCGTAAGAGGCGTAGTGGATGGCGTAAAACCGCTTGTGTATAACGCAGTTCCTACAACAAATCTAAAGTTAGATGCGTAGCCAATATAGTTTGTGCCACCCATACCAATATGTGAGGTAGAAAGCGTATATGACTCACTTGATGTTCCTGTTCCTTTTAAAACACCATCAAGAAAAACATATACCGTTGTTCCAGACCTTGAAATTGCAACGTGTTGCCATTTGTTTTTTACAACACCAGCATTTACTTCTACATCAAACGCTACATTTTCTCTACCAAGTCTAATAAAACCATCATTACAATCTGGCGCAAAGACCAACGTACCTCCACTAGTTCCAGTTAAATAACCACCAGATGATGGAAAAATCCACGCCTCAATTGTAAAGTTTCCAGTTCCAGCATTTAATGCTGATGATGATGGAAGTATCAAAGCCGAAGTACTAAAATTATTAGACCAATTAGACCCATAAGGCGAGAAGGAACCTTGGGTTGTATTGCCGTTGCGGGTAATGGTGAAGTTGTTTGTACTGCTGTCTAAGAACGTATTGTTTTGTGCGCCATTAGTCCCATCGCCATGTAAGAGCAAAGTAACATAGTTAAATTGAAAGTCTAATTTGTTTCCAGCCGTAGGCCATTGCCCAAGCTTATTCCAATAAGCCTGTTGTTCTAATGTCCAAATACCTGACGCTGCGCTAGACTCATATGGGCCAGCAGGAGTTGGGGCAGTTTTGGAAATTATTCCACCGGGATATTTCTGAGTCATTCTTTACTCCGGCTTTGTAGGCCAAGTGATTGTCCAAGGAAAACCTGATTGTGATGGAACATCACGAAGAGATTGACGATAGGTAGCCCATGTTGTTTTATTAATAGTGCTGTCACTAAGTTGTGTCCAATCACTTGCTTTTAAAAGATCATTTCTTTGTTGACGAATAACAACAGCTTTATCTGCGTCCTTCATGGCTTTATATTCAGCTTCATATTCTGCAGCCTTCTTAGCTGGTTTATCACCATCCTCAGGTGTATCCTTAAACAAAGGACCAAGAATATATTTAGTATGCCATTTGTTACCAATCTTAATTACACCATTACGCATGGAGAATTGATACACAGTACCACCAGTAGCTTGTGGACCTTCATAGACAAGGTCTGCTCCCCAAGCATTTAACACTTCTTCCGTTAGTACTGAAGGAAGACCCACACCAGTATGCAGGTCTTTAAACTCCTGCTCATACATAACAGCACCAGTATTTCTTACACGAATTTCCATGATTTTTCCTTATGCAACAGCGAAGAATATATACGAGCCACCAGAGGCATTTATCGCTGCGGGGGCTGTACTACTAAGTTCAAATCCAGCACTGTACGGATCAATGTAATCAGTGGTGGTTGTTTCTGGTGGATTACCACTACCATCAAAAGCAGACCAAGTAATGTAGGGATCATTACCTGAAACAATGCCACGGGCAGTGTCCCAAGCAAGCCAGTTTCCTGTAGTATTTGTTCTCTTAATAAATACCATTCTTGCACCAGTAGTAAATCCACAATCTATTTGCTTGGTGGTTCCTGTACCTGTGTAGCTTCCTACTTTAGATACACCGGGACATGTAGCAAATAAATAAGCTACATAATTAGCAGGATATCCCCAAGCAGTTAGGTATTTATTAACATACCAATCATCACCAACATAAAATACAGAACTAGTGGGAGACTGGTTATTCCAAATTGAACCGCCAGATCCCGGTCCTGTTGTAGAAGGAACAGCAGAAGATTCTAAAGCAATGTATTGTGTATTACCTAAGTCTTTGTGATAGACAAGCCAACCGGGATAGTAACCAGAGTCTGGATAATTTCTCATCTTTAATAAAATTAATTCTGGTACGACAGTTAAGCCATGATTTATAGCCCTACCTGCAGTGCCATTACCATCGTAAAGAACAGTATTAAAAAACTTTGGAGCTTCTCTAAAGTACCAATCCACATAGGTATGTGAGGAGCTGTTAAAATATACATTATTTTTCCCAGCAATAACTTGAGTATTGTTTCTTGAGAAGTTCATGGTGTCATCAGCAAAGCCACCCCAAAATCTTAAGTAAACACCCCCACGCCTTGCATCATAGATTTGACCGGGAACAGCACCAGTGCGATTGATAGTGACTGCCATGTCTGCTGTAAATCCGGGAGTGGCTGTGAAGGTAGAAGTGTTTGTACCTGTTCTAGTTAGAGCATTAAATACAGTAGTGCCTACAGTTGGTGGTTTTTGCGGTCCTTTGCGGATAGCAATATAGATGTAGGTTGAACTAGCATTAGAAGTTAATGCACCATAGAATCCAATTGCATTAGCACGAATAGGTTGTGATGCACCATACTCAGCAGAATTTGAATTGGCTTCTATGAATTGACCATCCCCTGCTTCTCTCATACCACGCATATTGTCTTGCATATTCCAAGCACCACCTCCTGTGCTTATCTTTTTCCACATTACAAACTGAGGTTCATATCCAAGATTTACTGAGACATTTCCACTACTATCCGTGGTAAATGACCCACATGAAATAATATTTTCAGAGCCGGAATCGCCAAAGCCTCCTGCGTCATGGGCGAAGATATATGCCACATAAGTGCCACCAGAAGCGTTAACAGTTGCATCAGTTCCAAGACTAAAAACTGTGCTTGTAGGTGTCGTACTATTCCATCTAGTTGCACCAGTTGCTTTAGCGGCTGTACTGTTTAAAACAAGATATTCTGTGTTTGCTAATGAACGATGGTAAACCTGCCAATCACCACTTGCATCTGTGCGCTTTACCATAATCCAACCCGGTACTGAGCCTAGAGAATGGGCAATAGTTCTGTTAGAACCTGTGCCTGTATAAGTCACAACATCAAAGAACTTTGGTTGCTTGCGGAATGTCCAATTAACAATAGTGTTTCCACTTCTGTTGTATGCGCTAAATTGCTGAACAGGGCCAACTGTAAAACCATTTGTATTAAATGATGCGAGGTCATTACCAGCATCACTTGTGTATTGAGAACTACTAATATCTGAACCAATTGTGTATGCACGACCTCTGGCAGTATCAACTAATGCGTGATTGTATGTTCCTGTGTCTCTAATTTTGAACCAGCACATCCCACCTTTAGTAGATAAGTCAATGCCATTGACAATGGATTGTGTTGAATTAGTGCCTGTATAAAGATATGTTGAAAACACATCTTCTACATAAGAAAGAGCTTCTGTTGTAATTGAATTACTTGCACTACTGGTACTTGATCCGCTACTGTTTGTAGCAGTAACTGTAAAAGTATATGAAGTAGAAGGAGACAGCCCAGTCATTGTAATAGGTGAAGTACCTGTAGCTGTAAGGCCACCGGGACTTGATGTTGCTGTATATGTAACTGTACCAAATCCCAAATCAGATGAAGCAGTGAAAGCGACAGTGGCTGATAGTGGGCCAGTTGCTGTAGCTGTACCAATTGTAGGCGCACCCGGTCTGCGTGACCATGTACCTGCAGCCACTGCTTGCATCATTCCTTGCTCTGTCCATATTCCAGAATAATTAGGCATTATCTATTTCAATCCATGTTGTTGTTTGTTCATCCCATGCATACTGTTTTCCATCTGTAGGCTTATCAACAGGTGCATACCATAAGCAAGTGGTTTCATTTAACTTCCAAGATGGATATGGTTTTGATGGGATGAATGCATCAAGAATTGCATCATAAGAAAAACCAATACCAGCAAAGTTCTTTCTCAATGGTCTTCCTTCTGGATGCTGACCACCACATGTATTATATGAGGTCTGAATCCATCCATCTCCAAACAAACCAGAGTCAATAACATCTTGTTCCGCAACAATAACTTGCGTAACCTCTCCATTTTCTACTTTTGCAAAATGACTCATGTTATATATCAGAATGTAATTGAACCTGAAGAAGTGAATTGATAAATTCGATATCCACCACTTACAGTTATTGTAGGAGAACCAGTGGTAGAGGTAGCTGCAATGTAAGAGTCTGGATAACGCAAAATAACAATTCCTGATCCACCAGAACCACCCGCACCACCACCACCGCCTGTATTAGCTGTAGCATTTGACAAAATATTGTATGCATCGTTATATCCAGCACCACCACCACCTAGTCCACCAGCAAAATGTGAAGGAGGATAGGCAGGTGGGTAGTTATCAGCACCACCACCGCCAGCATAATATGTTGCAGTTCCTGAGATAGAGTATTGTTTACCAACACCGCCTACAGGACCACCACTTGTATTCCAATTAGCCCCTGCTGCACCAGCACCACCACCACCAGAACCATATGGAGGAGTACCTGAAGAGTCTCCACCTTTATTACCAAAGCCTGAAGAAGAATAGGTACTTATACCATCACTGGTTGTAGATGGTTGTGTAGCTGCTGCTCCTGTATATCCGGGATACCACTGACCACCACCGGAACCACCAGTGGCTCCATTATTTGTATTATCATCATATCCACCAAAGCCACCACCAAGTGCTGTTAGTGTTCTACCTGCTCCAGTAAATACTGAGTTGTTTCCTTTTGCTGCAGCAGAACCACTTGCACTTGCTCCACCACTACCAACAGTAACTGTATAAGCACCTACTGCTGTTGGGAACGAAGATATGTAAATCAATCCACCTGCACCACCACCCGCACCACGAATATTAGTAATAATACCACCAGTGCCCCCACCAGCAACAACTAATATTTCTACTGATGTTGTAACGTTTGCAGGAGTTACACTATTACTAGCTGAACTAGCTGGACTATTACCATATACATTATTAGCAAACACTGTGAATGTATATGGCGTATCATTAGTTAGTCCAGTAACAGTGATAGGAGAAGATGTTCCAGTACCAACAACACCACCGGGTGAAGATAAAACTACATAGTTAGTAATGGCTGATCCACCAATATCAGATGGAGCAGTAAAAGCTATAGTTGCAGATCCGCTTCCAGACGTAGCTGTTCCAATAGTTGGAGCACCCGGGGTCTTTAAACCATTGTAGGAAGCGGTAATAAACCCGCCTTGATATCGATGAGACATCTTTTAACCTATCAAGAAATGTCTTCGTAACTAATACTGTATGTAATACCACTAGCTGTACCTGAAGTAACAGTAATAGAAGTTCCTTCTTGCAAGTAAATTGCAGTTGCTTTGTCTACAACAATTAATGAAGCATTTGCAGGTACAGATGCTGTAGATACAATTGGATATCCTGTACCACCAGAGGGAGCAGATCCCTGTGCTACAGCACCATTGGTATAAACAGAAACTGTGGTGTTAACAGCAGCAGAGCCGTTCACATTAGAAGCCACAATCTGATTGATCTTGTACACCTTGCCAGATGAAGCAGCATTGGGTAGAAGAACAACAGCAGATGTACCGCTTGGTGTTAAATAAGTTGTATTGCCATAGATGGCAGTTACGTTTGTGATATTTGGATTTGCCATAAATTTTCCTTAGAAGCCCATAACCATTGCAAAAGCAATTGCTTTACCTGCTGATATACCTGCTGTACCCCATGTAGGAGCAGCACCAGAACCACCTGATAAAAGTGCCTGACCTGCTGTACCTTCTGTACCCGTTAATTGTAACCCTGTTGTAATGTTGGGTGTTGTCAGTACAGGTGTAGTAAGCGTTTTGTTTGTGAGTGTAACAGATGCTGCATTCTTTGTTGCATCAGAAGTGTTATCAACATTACTTAAACCAACATCCCCTTTAACAATACCTGTTGGTGTATTAATAACAGGACTTGTTAATGTTTTATTGGTAAGTGTTTCTGCTCCAGTTAGTGTAGCAAAACCACTTGCTGTAAATGCAGCTTGAGTCCAAACAGATCCTGTCCACAAGAACAAGTTGCTAGAAGTCGAGTTCCAATACAGAGCACCAACCAATAAAGTATTACCATCATTATCAACAGATGGAGCAGAAGATTTACTTCCTAAATATCTATCATCAAAAGCATCATAACTAGCTGCAGCATTAGAAGCAGAAGTAGATGCTGAACTTGCTGAGGTTGATGCGTTGCTTTCTGATGTAGCTGCATTAGATGCTGAAGTAGCTGCAGCAGCAGCAGAGGTGGCTGCAGCGGTTGCAGAGCCTAAGATGCCATCAACATACAGTTTAGTTGTAGCATCAGCATTATCTGTTGGAGTACCTAAGCCTGTAATCTTAGATGTACCCATAGCAATAGCACCACTCATTGTGCCGCCAGACTTAGGTAGATTCAAAGCATCAGCAGTGTCTACATAAGCTTTAGTTGCTGCATCTTGGTTTGCTGTTGGATCACCAAGACCTGTAATCTTAGATGTGCCCATTGCAATAGCACCACTCATAGTGCCACCAGCTAATGCAAGCTTTGTTGCTATGGAGGTTGTCACTGTAGTGGCAAAGTTGGCATCATCACCTAAGGCAGCAGCCAATTCATCTAGAGTGTCTAACACTCCGGGAGCAGATGCTACCAAGTTACTGATAGATGTATCAACATATCCTTTAGTAGCAGCATCACCAGAATTTGTGGGGGCTGTTAAGTTTGTAATGGTGGCTGCTGAAGAAGCATCCATGTTCAATCCACCATTGATGGTTACATCATTAAAAGAAGATGTACCAGTAGAGGCTGTGACATTACCAGTTAAGTTACCAGTTACATTACCAACAACAGCACCAGTGTGTGTACCTGTAGTGTTACCAGTGACAGCACCAGTTAAACCACCAACAAATCCTGTAGTGGCTGTAATTGTTGTACCCGTTATAGCCTGTGCAGAACTACCACCAATAACAGCACCATCAATAGTACCTGCATTGATATCAGCAGTTGCAGCTACCAAAGATGTATTAGCTGTAAGGCTTGTAAATGTACCAGCAGCGGGTGTTGTAGAACCAATAGCAGCAGGTACAGCCCAGTCAGCACCATCAAGTTGGTCCACATTGAGGTTGGCTACTTTAGTTGTAGAAGCTATAACAAGAGGAGCAGTGCCTGTAGATACAGTGGAAGTAAGTTGACCAGTAAGGCTGGCTGTTGCTAAGTATAAATTACCAGCAGCATAAAAGTCTTTCATCTTAAAACTGCTGCTACCAATATCAATATCATTATTGGTTACTGGAAGAATAACACCATCTTGGAAGCGCACTTGCTCAACAGCAGCAGCACTAACTTCAACAAACACACCATGACGATTATTAACTGTGTCGGTAGCAATCTTATTTAATAAGTCGCTGTCACCGATAACAGGAACAGGATGACCTTCAGCAGTAGTGCCATCATGCTTATGACCACCAGCAGTAGCAAACGCATCTCTTAGAGTATTAAGCTCATTGTTAATTGGAGCCGCACGAACTACGCCCGTTGGGACGATGTCAGCAGCAGATTGTCTTACATAACCTGTCAAGGTAGTTCTCCTTAGCGTCTGTCATTGATTGAATAATTCAAGACCAATCCTTGAATCGTATGACTAGCATTAGTATCATTAGTCACATATTTGAAAGCAATGGAGAATCCAGAGCCTTCAATGTTTGTCTTCTTCACTGGTGATGGGTTGCCATCATAAATGGCTGTGGCATCATAGATGGCTTCATTGTAATAAGCAGCAGTTCCAACAATAGGCAAGTTATAGTTAGCAGGATTGAACACACCAACTGAATCATCAAAGTCATAGGAAACACCCATAACAATACTGGAAGATCCTTCACTTCTCAAGAAAGTAGAAATGTTATAGAAGTTCTTTCTAATGGTAGGATCTTGAAAATAATAAAAAGGAGTTTGATAGACACTTAATATTTCAACAGTGTTAAAAGAAGTTCCTGTTTCTTGTCTATGTACCTTACCATTAGCATCACCATGAATAATTACTTCATCAATACCAATATAACCACTAGAAGAGCAGGTAGCAGGAAAGCCAAACAATTGACTATACTCGAAAGAAATACCACCTTCTCTTTCACGCAAACCACCTAACAATCCGAATGTTCCCTCACTAGGAATAAACATTCTAAATTGTGATTTCTTTCTAAGAACCACTGAACTCAAAGATTCTGGATCAATAGAGCCAGCATTAAGTTCTTGTAAGATTGATGTAATGGTAAATTGAATCTGCTTAGAAGTAGTTTCAAGTTCAACGTCACCAATCTTGTTCGTTCCTGACACAGGTCTAAAACCATCTGGTCCTAAGAATAGCAGATTACCACCCAGTTCTATCACACTGTCTGGAACAACACAACCTAAATTTGTTGTAACTTCACTGACAACAAAGTCAGCTATGTTTGTACCAGTTAAACTCTTAATGGCATTCTTACCAAAGATGTACAGCGTATCTCTAAATTGTTTTATCTGAACAATCTCAAAGCCTACATTAATAACAGCAGCACCATTAGCTGGATTAAAATCTGTCTCAGCTAACGGAGAAGAGACATATAAGTTATAAGGATCTGTAGGATCACCAGCTAAGAATATATGATTCTTAAATGCTGCTGAATACTTAGGACTATCCGGTGCATTAGAATGAGTAATCTGTGTATATGTTGTTCCATCATACACGGCTGCTGGATTAATACCATCAGTTAAAACAAACTTAGGAGCACTCCAATTGTACTTAGTAAACCTAACCTTCTTAACCCCTACCATCGTAACACCTGCTGGAGTTGTAATGGCTGACCAAGTAGATGAAGAATTTACCCACCTATAAAAGTAGTTTGTACCAGCAGAGGGTTTACGACAAGCAAAAATACTATTGTTTAAATCTTCTGCTACTAATACGCCTAAGACAGCACCAGTGCCTGTAACTGTTCCATAGTTATTAGCAAATCCACTGATACGTCTATAACCACCATTAATAGAAGGTTCATAATTAATAAGCTGTGTAGCAGAACCGGGGCTTTCTTCACCTTGAGACAATACGTCCCTATTGGTGTTCATGCCACCAATAGAAGTTACTTTAAAGCCATTAATTCTATCTGCCATTAAAACACTCTAGGATGGAATGATGGGCTAATAGATGCTGTAGAACTCATATACAGAGGCTCATCTAGCAACAGTCTTCGCATCGCTCTAATACCAGTATCAAACTTTTCTTTGTACACTGCTGCACCTTGTTCATTAGATCTGAACATTAGCATGTAGAACATAGCACCATCAATCAATACATTAGTAAATCTATCTGGAATAATAGCTACATCAGTAGATTCAGCTAAGTCAGCAGGGAAAGACCAATACTTATATTCAATCTCATAAGCCTGATCTGGTTTCGGAGTGACACCAAACTTAGACTCTTGTGTTTGATAAACAGCAATTGCAGGGCCATAACCACCAGTACCATTAGTGTCTTCTTGAGGACGATGGTTGTTCAAGTAGTCAATGTAAGTAAGAACAGAAAGACGGGTAGGTTGATTGTTAGCTGCAGTGAGTTTCTTTAAATAGAAAGAATCCCAGTCTACAGTGGATGTATCAGTAGGAAAACTATATGTTCCTGTACCAACAGTTAGTGTCTGTGTCTGGGTAGACAAAGAAAAAGGCCATTCTTGTGCGGAGTGCATCAATTCTCTAATGGATGAATTGATAGCATTCTTTGCTAGAGCTTGGATGTTTCTAGCATTGTCGAATTCGGTGGAGTCCATAACGACCTCACCCATTCTTCGTAGCAATTCATTCGTTAAAGAAATGTATGTAGACATATTTTTTAAACAATAAAAGGGAGAGGCGGTTAAGCCCCTCCCTATATCAACTAGCTATTAAGCCAGTTGCTCACGATCTACAGAAGCAGGACCAGTCTTGTCTTGTGCGTCAACGAGGACAGCAAAGACACGAATGGAACCAGCACTCAGTGTAGTGGTTTCTGTAACCAACAGCAAGTCCAAGGTATCAGCAGCTTGTGACACGATTGGATAACCAGCAGTTGCAGGAGTAGCATAAGTACCCACAGCAGTAGAGCCAGTTACAGCAAAAGCAGACACATAAGCTGCGGCTGTTACGCCAGTAACACCCAAGCTCACTGTGCAGCTACCTGTGACAGCACCAGTGATTTCATAGCCAGCAGCCAACACAATAGATTGTGCGGGAATCTGGAGAGCTTCGATAACGTCAGCAGCAGCCAAGGCAGAACCTTTTGCTGTTACAGCAGCAGCCAAGCTAATGGTGTTTTCAACAACATAAGGCATGGGACGCACAGAACGGCTAGGGTGTGTACCTGCGCCTACAGCGTTAGAGAGAGTAGTAATAGTTGCCATTTAGTTTTCTCCTTAAGCAGCGTTGTATTTAGCAGTGACGATGCCTTCAGGACGCAAGATTTTGCGACCATAAAGATGCATACCACGCACGATGTCAGCGAAGCTGTCGGGATCACGATATGTCTCGGTCTTA